GTCTAATGAATGAAAAAAGTTGAATTTTTCATTTCCTAATTTGCACAATAACTGCAACTCTGACTATGTCCACTCAATACAAACTTGCTAAAGCTTACGCAGCTAATCTTGGAGAAGATTTAATCAGAGTTAATCTTGAAGAGTTCTTCAAAGCAGTTAGAAACGAGTTCTACTCCGAAGTTAACATTGAGTTTATGGGCTATTTCATCGAGTTAGCAGAGTCTGAAGACTTTGTAATTCATCACAGCAAGTTGATCGAATATGGCATTATGACAAGCACACGTTCAAGTGTTATCAAAGAAAAGTTGGGAAATTTAGGAATGGTTGAAGGTATTGACTTCACGCTGCAGGATATCCTGCAGCAGTCAGATACTTCTCGAGGCGTTAAGTACTCTAAGGCATATTTTCTAAACGCCGACTCATTTAAGAAGTGTTTGATGAGAGCTAAACGATGTCCTGGCCAGGCAGTTGACCCGACTATTTACTGCGACTACTACATCTTACTTGAACGAATGTACATCTTGTACACATTCTATCAAAGGACTTACGACGCTAAAGTGATTGATAATCTCAAGAAAACTGTTGAACAGAAAGACGAAAAGATCGACAGACTTGAAGCTAAACTAGACGCACAAAACGCCAAGCTGGACAAACAATCAGAACAAATTAATGATCTTCTCGGCTATGCACGCAATACAAAAGACCAGCTAACAACTGCCAACACGAAGTTAGATAAGCAATCAGAAGAGTTAGCAACTACTCATGGAAAGTTGGACACAACTAACAATCAGCTAACCACAACGAACAAGAAGCTAGACACGACCATTACAAAGTTGGAATCTGTTCAAAAGTCTGTTCAAAACATTGCGAGCGTTATAACAACAGGATTCAACATGTTCACTTCATTTGTGAAGAATAACATCTTCAGCTCAGCTAACAAGACACATGCTAATGAATCGAAGAAATATTTGACACTATTAGGCAAAAACGGCAAGATTTCTAAGATGAAGATTCAGTATCTCGTGGCAAAGAAACGTCGCGACGACTCATATGATGTATACATGAAGTGTACGAACGTTGATGGAATTTACACAGCTTTAAAGAAAATCCACGACACAACATCTTCTACTATCATTGGTCCGTTTGCAATTGGATTGAATCTGAATGAAATTAACTCAGAGATTAAGACATTAAAAGATTTGATCCCAGACATCGCGACAACTAAGAAGTTCAGATACGAGTTTGATTTGGAAAAGCTTGTTGAGCGAATGCGTAACGCACATCTGAATAATTACGAAGAGTCCAATGAAATTATCAAATATATCATTGAGCAAGATTCCGCATTTAACGCAGACCTTCTAAAAAGCATTCAGCACTTGCTAGACATGTATGTTACTAATGGACATGTATATCGACCAGCTAAATATTATGTTGATTCTGCACTAGAAGAAATTATGAAATATGTTGAGCGCGATTTCAATGATGACAACAAGATTATCAAGATGATTGAAGAAAACGGAGAAGCAGTTTTGCGTAAACAGATCGAAGAACTTTCGAAGAGCGTTTAAATCCGGCTGCTGGACGTCCAGCAGCGGATCATTTTTTTCTCTTCTGTCATTTGTCTAAGTAGTTGTTTTGTCAACCGGCTCACGGACGTCCGTGAGCGTGCCAGCCTTTTTCTCTTCTGTCATTTGACTAAGTAGTTGTTTTGTCAACCGGCTGCAGGACGTCCTGCAGCGTGGCAGCTTTTTTCTCTTCTGTCATTTGACTAAACCATTATTATTTGACCTGCTGCACTGCAGCGTGCTAACATTTTCCACTTCCTGTAATTTGATGTATCTATTATTTCGTTGACTTTCCTCTTCTGTCATTTGACTAATCAAAAAAAAGAAAGCACATTTGTGTCATTAAACTACAAGTCTGTAGTAGATCGAAACTCCCGCGACTTCATCATTACGAGTGTACTCAATGATGTCTCCCGGTTTGGCATGTGACCAAATAACTGTTGCGTCACTGCGCTTAACTTTGGGCAAAGTAGATTTCTTGATATACAAGTTCTCGATAAGCTCGATTGATTCAGCCGTGTTTAAAACTCTGTACTTAGGGACCAGAATATGATCCGGAACCACTATGATAAAATTGGAGTAAGTATAAGCCACGATGCCAACTGTTTTAATGTAGTTAACTACGTGTGTGCTGACTGGGTTTTGAGTAACCAATATAATTTCATCGGACGGGTTAAACTTAGATACCAACTTCTTTACATCCGCTGCTTTGAGTCCTTCACTTGTATTGAAGTGGTACAACACAATCTTAACTTGCTTGCTTTCTGAATCTGAGTTTTCTGATGAGTGTAAGCAGTTAATGATGGTATATCCGTTTGTAAACAGTTCATGGCTTACTACTTCGTAAGGCAGCATATCTACAACAGTTAGCTTGCGGTACTTAATGAACTCTTCAGTGATGTTCTTATAAACATTTCCGACGATTTGATCATTTGCCCGCATTGTGAATAGATATATTATAATCTGTTAATCAATTTTATAATCCATAATATACAAAATGAACTTAGGCGCAAGCGCTAGCATATACGCTGCTGGGTTAATTATCGTAGGTCTTGTAATTTGGATTATAAGTATTACTAGTGGCTTGGACAATCCTGTTTCTGAAGTTGCTAAACTTGAAGATGCTTTCAGAAAAGCGGCTAAGCCCTTTGAAGCACTTAAGTACAGATTTGCAACTGCTGCCAAGAAGCGCAACATCATAGCCGAATGGTCTGCCGCGAATCCAGCTGTTGTTTCCAAGATTTACTCTGATTTTGAAAAGATTGGGGATAAATTGAGCGCTGCAAAAAAATAAATATGTAAGTATACAAATGGACCCAGAAGCGCAAATAGAGATCCAATACCGCAACAGTTTATCTGCTTTAGGTAAAGCTAAGTATTTAGCTTCTTCTTCTTCCCAAAAGAAAGCAGCTATCGATAGCTTCAAGGAAAACAACAAGGCCCTGGTGAAACAAATATATGAATCAGCAAACCAGTTGATTATGAACAAAGCTGCTGCTGCTAAAACAGAGCTAGCAGCCATTAACAAAGCTGCTACTCAACCTATTGTTATTTCTTCAAGTGACGGAACTGTTAAAACTATTAACCCAGTAGTACAAGCTATTGTTCCTCCTGCAAATGGTTTGCCTGGTATTGTAAAGTTTGACACTACAAAGATACCTAATGATGTCAAGAAAGAAGTTATTGGAATCCTTGATGGCCGAGCAGCTGCAATTGCCGGCGCTGCCACCATTGTATCTCTCAGGACTAAACAAGATTGCGGGCCATTTGAACTAACAACAACTTCCGGGTTTAAGACTATCATCACTCCTATCTGCAATCTCCGTGCATATGACGGCACTGTTGATATCAATATGAACGAAACATTGAACAGTGTCAAGGCGCCGGTTTCCGAGATGAGAGAAATTGTAATGGCGGTATCTAAGAAGTTTGGATTGAGCTAGACAATGACAACAATGTTAGCAAGTCATGCATAATGCGTCTAATAAGATAGTCTTCAGATTTTTTTTGATGAATCTCAGGCATATCCGCCGGGTGCTTGCCTCTTACGAAACAAATGTCTGTCCCATGATAATACTTGCAGTCTGGGTTATTGCAATCATTGTTACACTTGAAACACTTCTTGTTTTTTTTTGATACAAGGTTTCCGATGTTTCCGTAAAGTACAACACCGGCGATGTTGATAAAAAACTGATCGTGTATTTTGTCATAGTACAATCCGGAGTGTGGCTTCGCGTAAATGTATTCTTTCACTTGACTGAATGTTAGCTTATGATTTAGTTCTGTGCAATAAATTCCGTTGACATTTGTTAATGTTTCCTCACACGCAAAATCGCGGTTAATGATGTTGCGCATTTGATCCTTTGCATACTCCTCAATGAACTTATTGTTCGACAGTCTTTTGAGTAGTTTACTAGTTTCCGTGATCAATGTGAGTACAGTTGTTTTGTCTTCTAGGCTTGCCATTTATTAAAATGGACTACAATTTGTAATTAATTTTGACCCCGCTACATTAAAATAATGATGAAACCCGGCCGTCCTCGCAAAAATCCTGTTCCTGAACCAACACCAAGAAACGGAATTGTACATGATCCTGCAAGCAATGACAACATGATTGAGATGTCATATGACAATCCAACTATTTTCAGAAAGGTGTTCAGCCTCTTGAAAAATATGAATGTGAAAGAAATCAACTTCTACTTCACGGGAACAAGTGTACTTTTGTTCGGCATCGACCATCTTGAAAAAAATAACATCCACATCAAGTTTAACCCCAACAAGATGAATCATTACTTTTGCGAGCGCCCGGTCACTGTCACAATCGACACAAAGAATCTAGACAAGATCACACAAAAGATCGACAAGAATTATGATTTGATTTCATTGGTGTTGAAGAAAGATTCATACAGAAACAATGTTATTATTACTTTGAAGAACTCAACTTTGAGCATCGATGAAAACCATGTGGTGCGACTAATTGAAAGTGACCGCAATTATGACTCTTTTGTTGGTAGACCTCTTGACTATGTTAGCTACCCGATTAAGTTTGAGCTTCCATGTAAATTCTTCAAGAAGCTCATCAATGACATTTATGTGTTCAATGAAGTGTTTACTATTGAGAAATCATCCGGCCCTTTGAGTTTCACATATAAGAACATCACAAACACCGTGAAGGGATACAATATATGCAGGGATGAAAAAAAAATCAATCTCGAATCCACAGTGACAGATATATTCAGTGTGTCTATCCAGATAGACTACTTGAAAGCAGTGTCTAACAGTTTGTTGGCGGACAATATTAAAATCTACGCCGACTCCGAGCGCGACTTGGTGTTAAACATGACAATCGACGAAGCAATCGACATCACTTCATATGTGAGCATTAATAAATACACGGTCTAAGTTTCGCTAAGCGCGATAGATTGTTCTAACAAGAACTCATCTATTTTTTTATCTAGCGGACTGTCATTTAACACCTCAGTCTTAAAGACTAATCCGCAGCTGATTATGATAACCAATACTAATAAACCCAAAAGCACTGTTTTCATTATACGATCTCAATTATTTTTTTCTTTGCAGAAATTTATGTACAGTAGAGTATATAATATTGAAATGGCTTCTATTGTTGAGACCGCTACTACTTGGTGCAAAGCTAACCAAAAGGCATGCGCCGCTGCTATTGGTGCTTTAGTTATCGCTTTAGTCATTTGGGCCGCCACTTCCGGCTTTGTTAATAACCCGAATGCCATTCGTCGTTACATTGTCGCCACTGATGGTGTAAGCCTCGATGACAAGATGCATGCTGCTCAAAAGTCCGGCCTCACTGGCTCGCGCGATGCTCCTGTATTCTTTTCCGACTTTGACATTGAGATGAAAAAAAATGGTGACGGTGACCTTGTAGCTGAACGTGCCGAGCAATTCACTAATGAGAAAGCCGCCGATGTGGCTAACATTGAAGACCGATTCATGCTACACTAGATTGTCTTTTGACAGATCAAGAAGAGTCTGCGCGCGCGTGTATACACGCCAGTAGAATATTATTCAAAGAGCTTTGATACAATGTAATTGCCTCCGGCCAATTTACTTTTTTTGCATTATGACTAATAGTTGATCCTGACTTGAAGTCTGGCTTGGAATAAACTATCGGACAGTTTGAATACTGTCTAGCCGGGTGCGCGTTATCTTTATATCCCAGGTATGGGTCGTGATAATATTTGCAAGATGAGTTATAACATCTTAAGCCTTTTGATACAAGATTGTTATTACATATTATACTCCTCGAATTGTCTGTTGATTTAGACGTATAGACATTGCAAAGCTGAGTGTTGATGATCTTATACTTATTCATTGATCCAACTTTTATAATAATGTGGTGTGTTTGTTTGTCATAGAGTAGTGTGTTCATTGGGGTTTTTATGGACACTGATTCTATTTGATCAAATGGGTAGTAATTGTCGAATCCGATGTTTACCATCTTCGGCGAAACTTCTGAAACAAAATCATCTAGCTGCATTGGATGTATGCACTTTGGCTTCAGAGGCGACAAGAGCTTCTTCTGTTCTTTCATTGGTCTTGCCGGTCCAACCCATTTTTGAATCGTTCTTCTTTCCATGTCGAACAGTTTTTCAATCTGCTCTTCCATGAGCTGATCCCTTTTTATTTGATCGATCAAAAGTATAAGTGTATGTTCCAGTATCGACGCAGCGTCTATTTTATCTTGAGTTGACTCTATTGTGAATGGAATAATATTCATCAATGCTAAGCCTATTGTTATAATCGTAGTGAAATGTTCTTTCAAATATAGTGTCCACGGCATTATTGAAAGTTTGCCACTTTGCTTTTTTTGTCGGAAGAGATCCAAACAATTTACCGTTTGAAAAGTACTTCCTTGAGTCGATAGTGTCCGGTACATTTTCAAACGGACCTAATGCCTGATGATACAAGTGCAATAACGCAAAGTGATCGAATGTTTCTCTCTTGTCACTGGATTGACAGCTGCTAGTTTGACTGATAGTTTGTTGACTGATAGTAGAGTCTTTATGAAAAACATTGAACAGATGCATTCCTGTTAACATTTCATTGAGTATACAACCTGCGGTCCAGATGTCCACTGAATAGTTATATCCGCGATCGCCTACAATTATTTCAGGGGGCGTGTAATACAATGTTTGTATATTAAGTGGTCTAATTGCCGATTCCGCATTTACAGATTTATTGAAGTCGATAATTTTGATATCGATGACTTTGCAGTTCTCAGCCTTAATTGCCTTGGTCAATTTTTTTTGACTCTTGGTGTCTCCCGTATGATAAACCATGATGTTGTCTGGTTTCAAATCTCCGTGAATAATTTTTGAGTACTGTAATTCCGCAAGTCCTATCATGATACAATGATAGATATGCATTGCAACGCTGAAACTAATTTTATCTGAGTCGATAATGTCAGACAGTGTCGACGCATAATGCTTGAAGTGCAAGCGTATGTCTTGCGGATGCGATTCCCATTTCTTCAATGAGACAATTTTGCTCTTAGGCCTTTCTCCGAATTTAATTTCATGTGAGTCCTTGAAAGATTTTCTATTTCTCTTTATCAAAGTCAGCGTATCTATTTCCAATCCAGCGTCAATCGCATCTTCCTGCGAATAAATTTTTGCCACTCCTGATTCAGTTTTCACAACACTACCGAAGGCACCTTGACCGAGTATTGACATTATTTTCATAATAGCGTTAAAATTAAAAAACCAATCTGACATGTGATCGTGTGTATAACAAATGCATTCAATCACTAGTTATGGAATCGCGCTAGTTAAGCGCGTAGTTTTACATGACTCAAACGAGTATGAATTTCTGTTCATCAAAAAAAGAACAAGCTATGCGTTTATAACTTTCGCAAAAGGAATTTATAGCCGGACTCATGACTCTGACATTATCAAGCTCTTTGACAATATGACAGTTGAGGAGAAGCTATGCATTCTGTCAATGAACTTCAGCAACATTTGGTATCTCTCGTATCTCAAAACTCCGGCCATGATGACAACAAAGGAATTGTCCAAGTACGAAAACTGTAAAGCTAAGTTTGATAGAAAGTTTATGTTTGACAACGGAGCTAAACTCAATGAGCTAATTGGTAAGAGTAAGTCCATTGACCAAATTTGGGAAATGCCCAAAGGCATGAAGAATAAGAACGAATCTGATTACACTGCGGCTTTGAGAGAGTTTAGTGAAGAGACCGGCATTCCGAAATATAAATATCGGGTTTTGTGGGATCAGCCGAAGATGACATACACTTTTGTCGATGAAGGAGTTGAGTACAGATACGTGTACATACTCGCCGTAATGTTAGACCCCAAGTACACTCCGCGAATTGACATTGGCCGGGATATAGCATTGGAAACTTCTGACATCAAATTCTTAAATGGCAAGCAGTTACTCGCAATGACAAAGAACAAGAAGCTATATGATTTCATTATGCGAATCAAAAAAAAGGTAAGATGCGTAATCTGATCTTAATGTGCGATATTAATTAATGGCGAAGATGCCAACAGACTTGCTAGCGCTCGCGGTTGTTGCAAGTTTGTCTGCAAGATTATTTCCCTTTGTTTCAAAGGAGTCGTCAGTTTGATGTCCGCGCGTATGCCAGAACGTTAGCGAGACTCCGACTTCTTCTAGAGATTCAACTGCCTTAATAAGTCTTACGATAATATCGATGTTCTTGCGTGTCATCAGAGTCCGCTTACTAATCCATCCCGGAAGCCAAGACGTCATAACATCTATCCAGAATTTTGAATCTGTTACGATAACCATCTTCTCTTCCGCAGGAGTAAACTTAGGAGCCTTAAGTGTGTTAAGCCGAACTCCAACAATTGAGTCACGCTCTGTTACTTTTTTTTTCATCTTGATGTTAATCATCGCCTGAATGGCTAACAGAATTGCAAGACCCTCTGCGCGGATGTTAGTCGTTTGATAAATGTGGTAGTTTAACTTTGATCTTTCATTAGGCGATTTGTGTTCACTGCATTTTCCCGACTCTGAATATCCGATCTTGGTACAACTATGATCATTACACAAACCCGTGTAGTCTTTAAGCTTGCCGGCGTATGTAATCTCATTTGTCATACTGTAAACCAGTAAATCCGATTCTGACTGAGACTCAAGCACCTTTAGATTGGTCTTATAGAAGTAAACACCAGATCCAGATTTCTTAACTGGCGTGTTTACACTGGAGCCATCAGTGAATACAATATGATCGTAATCTGACTTGTTGAAAACTTCGACCTCGACCGGAGCATTAACTGTTTCATACTCTTCGATCAAAGAAGCATCCATGTTGTCCCGCGATTTACTAATATTACTCAAATGCTTTCAATTTTAAAATTGAGAGCCATATATTTAGTAAAGGAACCGTTAGAAGATATGAGGCCATATGATGAGTGTGTTCGCTTGTTGGATTCGTTCATAAAGTCAACAGAGGAGCTAGCCCCACAAGGTTCTGACGAATGGCTTTCCGCTCGTAAGCTAACTGTCGGTGGATCTGAAATAAGTCTATTGCTCGGAAAGAGTAAGTACGGCTCTGTGAAAGAGTTTATTATTTCAAAGAGCAAGTTCTCAAAGTTTAAAGCGAGTGCTCCTCTTTGGTTTGGTACTGTGATGGAACAAGTAACAGAGAAGTATGTTGAAAGGAAATACAATTGTACTATTCATGAGACCGGTTCAGTGAAATCAAAACTGTCAGACAAGATAAGTTATAGTCCCGACGGATTAGCCGTCGTGCGCTCAGATTCAGATAACGCAGAAATTGTCCTCTTTGAATTTAAGAGTCCGTTTATGACATTGCCAGTCATTGGAGAAGTTCCGGAACATTATATCAGCCAGCCACTTTTAGGAATGTCAGTTATACCAATTTGCGACCGCGCTGTTTTCATCGAAGTTGTGTATAAGTTTTGTTCTGTTAATCAGATACCAACACTAGACTATTCCAACTTTCACTTTGGTAAACCGGTTGTTGCGGATATGATTTACTACGGAGGCTTGCATTTATACGGACCCTTTGAATCAGAATTTGATTCAGATTTGTCTACATTGGATCGAGACTCTATCAACAATTATCTAAAGATGTGCGCGGAGAAATCCATTAAGGTTGAATACTCTGAAATTTATTCTTCTTTGGACTTATCAGAATACAAAAAAGAAATATTGAAAGCATCTGAAAGAAAGTCAAACGGCTGGAACTACATCGGAACGTTTACCTACAAGGCAATCATGATTAACGAAGTTGACATTCAAAAAACGGAATTTATCACAGAAGAACTTATCGCTAATGTAGACGCAGTGTTTACTTCGGTGCAATCGGTTAATGAACAAACCGCAAACATGACAGAGAAAGATTTCAAGAAATTCATAAAGACCTTTTACTTCTGATGTGCGTTGTTTACTCTGCATCAGCTTCCCAGTAAAACTTGAAGTACCTGACGGCGCTTTCATTTTTTCTTGCTTCTAGCTCTAAGTTTATAAGCTTTAGCTTTATTCTTTCACAGAGCTTTACTTTGTTTCCCGTCGAATCAATCTTTAAGAGTTTACATATTTTAACAAGACTGTCCCTTTCATGTGTTTCGCAAATGGACCCTGTTATTTTTTTCCTTTGATCACTCTGATCTTTTCTTGGACCAACCCTTATTTTGAAAGCAACGTTTAGTCCATCTCTGTCTTTTTCTAAGAATCCTAATATTTTTTGATTCTCTCTGTAGACAGATTGCAAGTTGTTATTGATAGCGCTTTGCTTTATCCATTTTTTGTCAGGGGACAAAATCATCACCTCCTTTGAAAAATAATGTCCGATGGGAATTAAAGACGCCTTCGGGATGTCATCCCCGGGGATAAACTTTGATTTATTCTTGTGGTAGTAGTAGAACTTTAGCTTCTCCTCCTTTTTGATATCTTCGAAGATATTCACAATCGAGTCGACAGTTGCGACCATGTCTTCATATCCTTCGTATCTAGACTCAGAACTCGTGAAAAACACTTTCTTAGACCGTGTGAATTTATCTTTGTATACAGAGTACATGTCCATTACTTGTTTATTCATTTGGCTTCCCCATATGATAATTCTGAACTTGTTGTAGAAGAACAACAGCTTTACTAGTGTGTCATGACGTTCACTCATTTGCCAGTCTTCTTTGCGAAGCCACATATCGCTGAAGTATTCTATTATGTAAGTAATGGTATTGAGATGAGTTACAGGGTCTGCATTTGCATCGCTTATGAATTCTATTGGGGTAGATTCGCATTTTGAAATCCATTCTTCTCTATCGGCTAATACATTTGCATTTGTAGAAGTGATTTTATTCAGATCTATGAGTCTTGACTCGTAAACTCCCGGAGGGCGATGGAAGTCGAATTCATTCAATTGTACGCCTTTATGTGACAAATAGTAAATGCCCTTATGAAGAGTTAGATACATAGAATAATAAGAATTACCTATCCTAACCGGAACTCCTTTTAGCTGATCAAACACGCTAAACAATGTAGTCTTGTGTGATTCATTTTGCGCGAATGAATCCGATGTGAGCGCGGTGATGGCAGTGATTACACTGTCTTCTGAAATCAACGAAGGATTCCTATTAACAAGCTTTGTGTTCCTTACCATACTGAGTATTCTTTCATAAGGCAGTCCTTCCGGGTAAGATTCTGACATCACTCTTTTGACAATATAGATGCATAACATTACTTCTTCATCTGAATAGTAAGCAGAAAACACTTCCGACTTAATTTTGTGAACGTCTAAAGACTTATTCACTTTTGGCACTTCAAATATTCCTTCCTCTTTTGTCCCTGAGTTAATCGCAAAGTTAGAATCCTTGTCAATTGCGTACTCGGCAAACAGTTGATTCAGCTTCTTTATCTCAGTGAACGTCTTCATCTTTTTTTTGTAACGTGCAACTTCATACGATTCAATGTCATCGAAGGTGGTTACGAGCAAATAGATGTTGACCTTTCTGTTAGCTTCCGGTAAATCGGAATGTGAGTTCTTTCTTATGGCTCTTCCTAAAACTTGAATCAAAGTTGAGATGTTGTCAGGCATAAACGCGACGATGAGATTTTGTACAGCTTTGAAATCGTATGATTCTTTAACAGCTTGAGACCCAATGATTAACTTTATTCTATCGCCGTTGATGTTTTCAGCGGAGTTAAATAGACTCAGTCCGAATCCAATATCAGCCTTGGAGATTTCACCAGTGACATACAAAAAGTAGTAAGGAGTAAAGCTATGCCCGGAATGTCCGTTCAAAGTTCCAAAGCATTTGGCGCATCTTGCATTGGGTGCCGGCGAGTTTCCATACTCTGTCAATCCGTTTATGTAACACAGTTCTTTCAGTTGAGAGGTTCCAGATTTGACAAAGTTGTGATATATAAATATTTTACCTTCATTGGACAACAATTCTAAAATCTTCGGATACTTGCTAGAGTATTTGCCAACATTACCAACCAACATTTCATCCTTTGACAGATAATGCGATGCATCGTTTTCTATGTCAGAGCTTATAATGCTAGTTTTACTTTTGTAAGAATCGGCCTGCGCCGGCGGGGCTGGACAAAGTACAAACTTGAGATAATCAATTGTAGTTCCATAGAATTCTTTATCCGGAAACTTAGATTGATCTCTGTCAATCAAGTAAGATACTCTTCCCTTGATCGCATTGATAATAGTTTGTCTTCCTTTATCTGTAAGTTTGTGCCCTTGGAATACATCGGCTACATCGTATTCTTCTCTCACAAGTAAGTTGATGACATTAACAATCTTCTCAGGCTTATTATTCACTGGGGTAGCAGATAGAAACATTGCCTTACAGTTTGATTCATCTATAAGATACTTTAGACACGCGCCCCATGAGTTCAATGCTTTGGCGTTGTAAAGATTGTGTACTTCATCGCAAATGATAAATGATTCTTTCACTAGTCTCATAAATTCTACATTCGGCTTGATGTATTTCTTCGCAAGGTGGAACCTGATGTCTTCTGTTGTCTTTAAGTCATCCATGTTAATCCTGTTTGATGTTCTGATAAACATGGCATTGATAAGTGCTTTGTACCCGATGAAATAAATTCTGTTTGAGCCTCTTGAAAGTCTAGCAGAAATTCGCCTGTTAATCTCCTTTAACTGAGTTGCAGTTCGCGTTCTGTTGTCTCGCATTAAATCATTGTTCAATGTTTTCATAAGGGCGACTTCATCTTTGTTAACAAACCCAAACTCCGGTCTTGTAATGAGTTCTCTCTTGAAGACAGACTTGGAAAACCCGATTATGAAAACATTGCGATTTACTGATCTCATATGGTCAATAGCAGTAGACAACGATGTAATAGTCTTACCGACACCTGTAGAATGAACTAATAGTAATCTGTCATTGTTCGTGTTTATAGACATGTAGTTTTTCACAAAATTTTGATACCCATTAAGACGAAGCAGTCCGTATTCATGAATGAGATCGTCCGAATGCGAATAACTATCGGCTTTAAATTGAGCATACTCTTTTTGGTCCATTAGTATACTATGTTTGGTAGCTTTTCCAAGATGCATATTTTTCCAAAGACGGTTAAGACAGATGTCAAAAAAAATACAGACACTGTAGTCACAGGAAATACCATTAATATAACAAATGGGAATAGAGTTCTCGAAACTGAAATCAAAGGATCAAAAGAACAAGAAATCACATTCTTTATATGGTAGCAATTTTATAACCAGGCAATACGAGTCCAATGAATATATATTACTAATATCAAGGAGACACCCCAGCGGCGCAATACAATTTGTTTCAAAGGACAAACACCAAACGCAGACAACGCAGATGAAGTTCGTTGCAACGTGTAAGCCAAGAGTGTACTTGCGCATAAGAAAAAAATACGGATACATGAACTACCCATTTTATCAACATGCGTCTGCAAAAGCAACTAGCGTTTGCTCGGAAACAATAAGCCAATCATGAGAATGTTTTCAACTATTTGTGAATCGGTTTGCAACGCTTTAAACTAACATTTCTACACAATGGCAGCTTAAGCTACGAACGGAACAGAATACTTCTTATGCGGGCTATAGCCTATTATCTTAAAGTCGTCAACCGTGAAGTCATCCATGTTGTCGCGCTTTGTGACTTGACATAATGGAAAGTTAGTTGATTTGTTGTCAATGAACTTCCTAATTGATTCTACTTGGTTTTCATAGACATGCGCATCGCCAATATTATGAATACACTTGCCAGGCTTTAGTCCTGTAACTTTGCACAACATAAAAACTAATAAGCTGGCAGACACAACATTGAAATCACAAGCAAGTGCAAAGTCGCTAGACCTTTGATAAAATGAAACACTCAACTCGCCATTTGAAACATAAAAGTTGTAAAGCAAGTGACAACTAGGTAGCGGCACCTTTTTCAACACAAGCGGATTCCAGTACGTGAACAATATTCTACGAGACTCGGGATTGTGTTTGAGAAGATCCACAATGTATTCCAACTGGTCAAAACCGGGGTTCACTTCATCGCCACCAAAGTGCCGCAATTGAAATCCATATGATGGACCATAAGAACCTTCTGGATAGTCAAAGAGCCCAACCGAATCTAAGAAGTTTCTACTAGTATTACCTTTCCAAATGTTTACGCCCTTTGACTCAAGTATTTTAGTGTCGGTAGATCCCGAAATGAAGAACAGTAATTCTTCAATGATTCCTCTGATAAAAATCTTACGATGTCCAAACAACGGCAATCGGTATTCACGCAAGTCATACTTGAAAGACTTTCCGAATAATGAAAATGTGTTAACCCCGGTACGATTGCTTTTAAGAGTTCCCGTGTTTATGATCTTTGACAAGTACTTAAGGTACTTGGTTTCTTCTTTGTTTGTGTATTTGTATTCATTGGACTCCAGGCTGTTGCTAATCTTGCGAGTGCTATCTAATGTGAAGTGTTTCGGAAGAGTGAACCTTTTGGCGTTTGGCATTGCATTAACACTCAATTTAATTGTGACTCTATTCAGAATCACTTTGTTAATGACTTGCATCTTGAAAAATACATCATACGCCCCAGCCACAAACACCTTATCAAACTTTTGGATGTAATCCATTATTTCATAAGGGCAGTTAAATGCTGTGGGCTCCTTTTGAGAAAGTACAATTAGCTCGCGCCCCGGTAACCCGGCTTTTGGCAATGATCTAAATGTGTTGCCACCGACTATAACAGGGCACCCCTTAGTTGTGTCTTTAAAGAATTGTAAATCTTCCGGGCAATGCCATGGAATCTTATTGTCAATAGAGTAGACCCCGGATTCATCCGTGCAAACTATACAGATTATTTCAGGCATGGTGTTACAAATCAAAGCAATGTTGTCTTTTGTTTATTTTTTGATGACATTGCTGATTCTATTATTTCTGGATCGTAAACTAACACGGCCGTTCCGTTAACCAATCTGTACACATTGTCATCAGTCGCGTAATACTTGACATCGTCTATAATTATTTCATGGGCCTCTACTTGTTTAGACTGTTTACAGTTGTTACTCATTTTCATATCTGTATAGATATCTTCTATGAACATCTTTTGACCGGTCTTTTGACAAGTATAACATTCGTAGTTGTTGCCTTTATTGAAGAACTTACACTCGATACTTGTCGAAGCAATCAGTTTCAGGAATTTGTAAATCATCTCTTGATTCTTCAAAGCGGTAGTGAACAAATGAATGTCTGTTGTCTTTTCTATTTTCTCGGTTCGCTCTCTAGCCTTGATAGCGCTTAAGTCTGCATCGTTATAATCACTTAAATAGATGTACACTTGAACATTTCGAAGAGATGGATCTAAAGCCGCGTGAGACTTGTAACGAACTCCACGAGCAATCACTTGTTGTATCAAAGAGAAGTTCCAGTATGGCTCCAAGATGTGAAGATGTCTTACATTCTTTAAGTCGAGACCTTCTGTTCCGGATTTTGTAATCAAGAGTACTTTGATCTTACCGGAGTTAAAGTCCGTGAGAATTTGAGTCTTCTCTTCTTCATCTTGTTTGCCTGAGAAAATAGCATGACTAAGTGTTAGTCTTTTTGCGACGGCCTCAACTCCATATTCTAGAAACGTAGAGTACACCAACACGGAACCTTCTTCTTCACTAGTCTTTTGAATATTATCAATGAGCTTATCAATCTTGGATGAATGCATGTTTCCTTCTGGGTCAAAGTAAACATTTGACAACTGTCTAGACTTAATACGGTAACTTGTGCTGGTGGTAGATGCATCTTTGTAAATACCGGCGCCGGCGCGTTCAGCGCGTTCTCGTTCTCTTGCTTTCATATAGTTCTGACCTTGGAGTTCTGACATTTTAACAACTTCAAACTTGACTGGCAATCGGTCTGGATAGTTCTCTTTTGACAAAGTCGTTTTAAGGTCTTGAGTGAGATTTATCTGGCGCTGGTAAAAATCACCATAATATGAAGTGAGTCCGAAAATGCGATTCTTCAATTTCCCGGCATTTATTATTTCATTAGACTTGATAAAGAACTTTGTGAAATCGGTGTAATGCTCCGGCAAAAGAGTTAGTCTTTTGGATCTCAGTTTGTTTCTGGTTGCCGACAAGTTGCCGGCTATCATGTTGAAACAGATAGCAAGCTCAAACGGGTCGTTTACAATTGGTGTTCCTGTCATTAAAACAATCTTAATGTTCTTGGCATTGATAACCATGTCATAGAACTCATTTGCTATCTCCGATCCGTTTGCAATGCTGTTAAACAAATTATGCGCTTCGTCTATGATTATGACTTTGTTATCCAATGATTTCTTATTCATCTGAGTTAGTACTTCATCCAAACTGTTTTTTGCAGTTGCTCCGGTTAACTTTGAAATCATATTGCGAGCACCGCTAGTGATGAAATTGTATCCATCTAGATTGTCATCCTCTCTGAACTTTTGAATCTCCTTCTTGTAATTTATCTGAAGGGACTTTGATGACAACACAAGGATGTCTCTTCCTAGTTCTTTGAAGAATTCGGCTATACTAACAGAAGTCATTGTATTGTGTGTCACTGTGCAGTCTCCAAGCAAGTATCGGCGGTTGCCGTCAATCGTAAACCCGAAGTAGTTTCCCATTCCAATCGGTTTGACAGATATCTTATAACCGCTGTCGATTGTTTCTTTACTTGGAACGAAATCAAAATCTGAGTACATAGTCTTCTCATGAATCTTAGCAAGCTCGGCTCCGTACAAAACAATTCTACACACATTTGATCTAGTCTTCACTGAATGAAGAATGCCCATAGTGTTAAGCATGAATAGAAACTGCCTCATGAGTTTAAACTTCGTCCGGGTAAATGTAATCAAGTAGGAATCATACGGCGCGTTTCGGCACTGTTTGCGATTGTACAACCAACCGCTACCTAAGATACCGGCGACCACATACTGTCTTATCATATGGGAGTTAATGACATACTCATTAGGCAACGGGTTACCGCTTTTGCCATGCAAAGTGCCGACCAAAAAAGGAGAGTTACTCACTGGCTTACTTTCAAAGTAGACCTTAGCTTTGTAACCTTTCGCGTTTGCCAGTTCCGGGCTTTTGAGATAATCTTTGACTGAGATACACAATACTTTTTCCTGATGCTGCTCCATGAATAAATTTACTTCTTCTTGATCTGCGTTTACAAATATCTTGACTCTAGTCGCACCTTCGTCTAGAAACTTAACCATTGTAAATGCACCTGACTTCCAGCTCATAGGATAATTATCTGTCATTAGACAAAGTATATGTTCTTGATTCACTGTGTACTTATTAGGGCCATACCAAATATTGTACATGTAGTCAACTCCTCTCGCAAGAGACAACACTTTGCGCGGGCTGCTGTCATCGCCCATTAACATTTCTCCTCGCTTGATATTTTGAACCTTTTTGATTCTCCCATCTGACATCATCACAGGGCTATCAATAGCCATGCACTTGCCACTGCCCACTTCGTGGTACAAAAGTATTCCACGTTGATCCATTTTAGTCATGAAGTTGAACACATTTTTTTGATAATCGAAAAGCTTAGATGGATCTTCAATACTCGCATACTCGGCTAGGGTATCGGCCAACTCGCTCGGGTAGTTAGTACTGTTGATCATTGTCTTGTATAATATACTATACACATGCAAAACACTTTATGTTCGTTATCTAGACAAGTACCGACTTGTGTGCCAGAATCAGAATTATCAGAAGATTTACAATCATTAGAGAGAAAGTTCAGATGCACTTCTGAAATGTGCGTGATGCAATCACTTGGAAGAAAAGATCTCATTGCAAAATATTTCAAGCCAGTTACAAAGTCCTATGACAATAATCATTGGCTCAACAACACGGAGATAGACTCTGTACAATTTCAACTTATGCAAAATTATCCGGGTTATCACTATTCAAACATTCATATGATAGACTTAGAAATGTTTGACCCGTCTAACGATGTTGACTACACTCCAGAAAATGTTAAGGATATTGACTTTGTCAAACTCATAAACAATGGAGACCTAAAGACATACGGCATGGTAGTGAACACTGATGTTTCATCAGGCAGGGGAATACATTGGTTTGCAATATTCATAGATGCACGCAGCCCAGTGATAACTATAGAATATTTCAATTCTTCTGGATTTGATATTAAGTCAAGGGACTTCAAGATGTTCTTCATAAAGCTGGCAGACAAAATTCAAAGAGGGACAAAAAGAGAATGTAAGTTCATAAAGGTCAGCGACATCCAACACCAAAAATCAACAACTAGCAACTGCGGGGTTTACGCTTTGTTCTACCTTTGGAAAAGACTTGGTGGGACTCCAATGGAGTACTTCAAAGACAAAAAAATATCAGATGAACATGTGGTAACGTTCCGCGAATTCTTCTTTCGCTTACACTAGTTGAAGTTCTTCAATCTGGGCACGCCTCAGTAAATCGTATAGGTTGCCTTGAGATACCAAAGTACCGGCAATCCAGGGAAGATCTACTGTTTTTTGTTTGGGTCGAAATTATCTAGCAAGCTAGATAAGTCCTGACAACCACGGAGTAGGCATCTCCGACACCCGGACACGATTGGTCCAGGTGAGTAAGTGTTCATTTTTGAGAAAGATGTTTCTAGCGGCGTTTACATCTCTATCACAAACCAAGTTACATCGCGGGCAGGTAAACGTCTTTTGGGCTTTGATCTTACGATTGATACAACCACAGCGTGAGCACGTCTTAGTAGTATAATGCTCACCACATTCAATCACTTGTCCGCCAGTTCTTTCCATTTTACATTTCAATAGCATCTTGAACTTGAAATGAGCCCACGTAAGCATTGACCGGGTAGTTTTGCTACTGATTCGCTTTTGTTTAGATGTCATTTGAGAGGTTTCGAACGTTGGGAGTAGGACTTCTTTATAGTTCTCTGACATCCACTTAGAAACCTTTTGATGCATGTCGGAAATCATTGACTTGATTCGCTGGTACCCTCTATATATTGTTTTCCTCAATCGATAACGTTCTCGTTTTGAGTTTAATCCCGATAACTTTGATTGAAGGCGATCAATCCAAAG